TCCCTGGTTCCAAAAATCTCTAAAATCAACAGCTTCTGCTCCGCTTACAAAACGAACATTTGATGGAACAGTTTCGCATCTAAAGTCTGTAGTGCAAAACCATGCATACCCTCTCCATCCTGCAAAGTACATAGTAGCTGACGCACCTACAGGCATACTGTAATTTGTTGTTACCCCCGCAGCGTCTGTTGTAAATAGTGGGTATGTTACTTTTGGCTTATCACCAAAATTGTTTTCTTTAAACCCTTCGTCTATTAATGAATTTAGAGATGTCTGAGCAACAAAACCTCTTGGTTGTATTTTCATATACAATCCTGCTGGTGCACCATCGGGCAGGTTTGGATCAGCCGTAGATGCTTTTGCTTCAATATCTAGAACTGTTGTCTCTACTAGAGTTCTAGTTATAGAGCCATTACTTTGTATTTTAACAGTAAGTATATCACCCTTAGAAACTATTGAGGTTGCATACCCTTCTAGCAATACCCATGAAATAGAAGAGTTAACTTTATCTGTAAATATTTTATTACTATATATTACATTGTAAGCACCTAAAGACGGTTTTAATAAAAACTTATACTTAGTAGCCCAATAAGGGGGTTTGTTATATACCTTGGCAATAATCTTATTTATATCTATTGAGTTGCTTGGCTCAAAATAAACTGTATTATTAGGTGATACCAATACAGTTGTTGCTCTTCCATAATCATCCATGTACATAATCCCTGCCTCAAAGTTTCTATTACTATGGAGGCTTAGTGAGTTAGACTTGCTTGTATAAATAAAATTACAATCTGTTGATTCTGCTATAGCAGGAGGGCCTATAATGGTAATGTTAGTTACTGAAAAAGCAAAATACTCATAAACATTAACTATAGTTCCTGATCCATTGTCATATTGATATTGCACTGATGGTTGTTGTAATCTAACCCCAGTTGCAAAAGAATCCATTTTATATCCCTCTTGAGCTGGAATAGGTGCTCCAGTGCCTGGATCCCACAAACCTGCTGTTTTAAATACATAGTCAACAGGGTAGGTTGGTGATGTTGGTGGTTGTATTATGCTATAAAACCTATCAGATAAAGATCCTCCATAAGTTGCAGTAGGGCTTATTTGTGTTATTGTCGATCCTGATGTTCCAGGCGTTCCTGTACCTACAGCTTCAGCAAATTCTACTGAATTTGTAAAGTCTAAATAAGTAGCATAACTTTGTCTAGCAACAATAGTAACTTGCAACTCTATTTGACTAGACAGAGCATTAGTTGTAAATCCTGTTGGAAATAATGGACTTGCTGTGTCTCCGCCCAAAGCTAAGTACCCAGGATCTGTTGCTGGATATGCAGCTGTAGAAGTAACTTTTATGACAAGTGAAATTTCAGCAAACCTAGGTATAGGTAAAGGTATGGATGAGTTAGGCAGATTCCATCTTCCATAAGAAAAGGGAACAAAGACTCCACCAGATGTTGAGTCAATTTGATTTGCATCACCAATTCCTACCAAATCAAAAGGAACTATATCTTGTCTTATTTGGTCTGAATTACCTTCAGTAGTATAATTAATTTCTATAGGCTCACCATCTATTGTTGTAATATCATACTGATCTACATAGTTTCCATATATTAACCTGTTACCCATAATAGTTTGAGCCTGTGCAAGTCTAGGAACATTATCATACATTCTTAATAATTCGTCACTACCTAAGACTGTATATATTTTAGAATTTGTAAAACGAAAATTTTGCAAAGAGTTGTCAGACCACCCTAAGTTTTTTTTATCAAACCTTTCGATAACATTAATTGTGTTTTTTCCAGACTCTTTAAACAACAACTCTACCCCAATAACTAGCTTACCACCTGTGTTAAAAGTAATATTTACTGAATTAAAAGTATTTTCCATACCTTCATTGTAATAATTACCATATTCAAAATTAAAAAGTCCTGGCTCAAAAGCTGGAACAGTAAATAATGATGTTGCACTATACTCATTATCAGTGTACTGATATCTATAAGCAAAACATAAAAATTTATCTTTTATAAAATTTTCTTCTCCCACAACATTTGTTAATTCTATTTTAGGAGCTGATAACTCATACTCAACAACTCCTAAAGAAGTGGTGTAGGAACTAAACCCAGGTGGTTTTACAATAACATTTAACTCTTCTTCAGTTATTTGATCCCCCAAAGGATTTGGCTCAGGATAATTTCTTGTTATATTTATTTTTCTTGGAGGATTATAATCGTCAGTAAAAAACAATAAATCTTCTAATAAATTAATTCCTGTTATTAAATAAACAGGGTTAAAATTTAAAACAGTTTCACTAACAACATGATATGTTGTAGATTGACCAGAAACATTATAAGACAATATCATATCTATCTTACCAGAAGCTGATAAGGCCGAAGTGGGGTCGTGAACAAACCAATATATATTTTCATTAACCCCATCTTCAAAAGCACCTATACAGGTTGCATTGCTTGAAAGAGTTACTCCCTCATATCCAATGTCAGTTAATATAGTATTTCCTTTTGAATTTTCAACCGCACCTATTTCAGTTGTTTCTGTTGATCCTAATCTAACATTAAGTGCGTCTATGTATTGTCCTTGAGGTATTAAGCGTTCATCAACGCTTTTATTCATTTTACCTGCTATAAAATTAGTGTTAATATCCATACTATTTTATCCATTTATCCTGACCTCTCATGTTCATTAGCAATCTGCCTGGATGCATATTACTTAATCTTAACTTAGCATTTCTTAATAGTGCTGACTTTTCTTTTCTTGCTCTATTAACAATGTATTCTTGTACACCAAACTTACTATTTAATAAAGAATATCTTATATATGCATATATAAACTCTTCAAATAATTTATTTACATTTATTTCAGAATCATTACCATTATTCATTCCGTCAGAAACATACTCTAATACCACTGATTGCCCACTTATGTCAGAACTAAAATAGATAGCTCCCTCTTGTTTGTTTATAGTAAACAAAGGATTTGTGTTTGCTGTTTCTGTGTTTAATCCAAACCTATCACCTATTTGTCTTTCAAAAAACCATTCTCCATCACAACAATAACCCATTTGACCATTAAACGGCCCTCCACCTAAATATAGCTGAGTCATACCACCGCCTTGTCTAGAAAGATCTACTAAAGAGTTTTCAGGTTTTAAAACATTACCGTTAATATCAAATAATATTTTAGCGTTATTATCTTGCAAGTATGCTCCACTCCACATAGTCTGTATGTTTTCGGTCATTGGATAAAGAACACCGTCTCTATAATAAGATATTCTTACATAATTAACATAGTCTTGTGGTAATACAAATCTTATTTGAGAATCTAGAGTTAACTGAAGAATTTTTATCTCCTTCATTGCATCATAGTTTAATTCTTGTATACCTCTTTTGGCGTGAAACAAAACTTGATATCTTTCTACGTTGTTTAGTATTTCGTTATTACCATTATATATTAGCATAAAGTTTTGAACTATATCTTCTAAACTTACATACTGATAGGATCCCCAGTTTTTTTCTAAAGGAGATACACCGTTGTTTTCATAATATTGATAGTCAGTAATATATGCCATATCTTATACTTGTATTTGGTTTTCTTGAACCTCTTCTGTAGATCCAAAATTATAAACTTCTGCCTCTCTTATTTCAATCCCTACATACTGACATATCTTTGCAATTAATCCTGGCTCATCAGAAAGAGGTAATTCAAAATCTTGAAAGTCAGCTGCGGTTGCATCAAACAAAGGTTCTCCTAAAGTAATAGTTGCAAAAGTCCATTTTGGAGCTTTAGGATATCTAACGTATTGTGTTTTAATTGCACCAGTTGCCTGTATACTGCTTGGATATACTGTTATAGTATTTCCATCTAATACATAAGCAGGAAATAATGTGGTTGGTGCTGTTAGTGTAGAGCTAGTTAAATAAAATAATTTATTCTGACTTACTCTTTCTACTTCAGCTATTGTGTTGGCATCAAATATACTGTAGTTTTCATTTGGTGGTACAACAGCTGATTGAAAAATATCTATTGCTAAGTTCAATGTAGTAGAACTTACAACATTATTTACAAAAGATTGTTTTAATGTATCTGTGTTTACTACCAAGCTACCTGTTGCAGGGAAAATTGTAAACCCTGTTACACCTGTATCAAAACGAGGTGGGGATGTCTGCCCTATTAAAGCCGCATTTATAAGTTGATTTGGGTTAGTTGACGTAGTAGTTCCA